ATTAGCGGTACAGTGGATGGTAGAGGATCCAACGGATCTCTTCATGGATTAACTAAGTTTAGCATGGAAGATGCTCCTGCTAATACGTTTTTTTTAGAGTATATATCAAGGCCGCCAACGGCTGAGATATTTTTTGAGGATGTGTTAATGGCTTGCGTTTTTTATGGTATGCCAATATTAGCAGAGAACAATAAACCTAGGTTGTTATATTATATGCGTAGAAGAGGTTACAGAGGCTTTAGCATGAACAGACCTGATAAGGTTTGGAATAAGTTATCTGTAGCAGAAAAAGAGATTGGTGGTATACCAAACTCTAGTGAAGATATAAAACAGGCTCATGCGGCGGCTATTGAGATGTATATAAATTCTCATGTTGGTCATTTAGGAAACGCACAGTATGGAACGACATACTTTAACGAAACTCTAAACGACTGGGCTAAGTTTGATATAAACAAACGAACTAAGCACGATGCCTCTATAAGTTCTGGCTTGGCTATAATGGGTTGTAATAGACATCTATACAAACCTGTTAGCGTTAGAACTAAACAGAAAGTGAATATAAATATTGCTAAGTATAACAACGAAGGTGATTATAGTGAAATAATAAAAAGAAAATAAATGTATAGAACAGGTACAAACTCTTTTCCAAGCCAAACGGTTAGTGACGAAGAAAAAGCTAGTTATGAATACGGTTTAAAAGTTGCTAAAGCTATAGAGTCCGAATGGTTTGACACTGACACTGGATATTACGGTAGACATCACTCAACATATAATAACTTTCATAATTTAAGATTATATGCTAGAGGAGAACAGTCTGTTCAAAAGTATAAAGACGAATTATCTATAAACGGTGACTTAAGCTACTTAAATCTAGACTGGAAGCCTGTGCCTATTATACCTAAGTTTGTCGATTTAGTTGTAAATGGAATGGCAAACAGAGTTTATGACGTAAAAGCTTATTCTCAAGATCCTTACGGTGTAGAGAAAAGAACTGAGTATATGGAAAGTATACTTAGAGACATGAAGACTAAAGAGTTTAATGCTATGGCTAAGAATATGTTTAACATGGACCTAGCAAAAACTCCACCAGAGAAACTACCTGAAACAGAAGAGGAATTACAATTACACATGCAGCTGTCTTACAAGCAAGCCGTGGAAATAGCTGAAGAACAAGCTATAGATACCTTGCTAGAAGGAAATAGATATGAGCTTACTAAAAAAAGATTTTATTACGATTTAGCGGTGTTAGGTATAGCTGCTACAAAAACTTCTTTCAATACGGCTGAAGGTGTTAAGGTAGAATACGTTGATCCAGCTAATTTAGTGTACTCGCACACTGACTCACCTTACTTCGAGGATATATATTATGTTGGTGAAGTTAAAGAAATACCTATTAACGAGTTAGCTAAACAGTTTCCTAGCTTATCGCAAGAATCTTTAGAGACGATACAAAAACAGGGCGGATCAATAAGTAATAGATCGACTGGTAATAGACATAGAAGTAACGATGAAAACGATCACAACAAAGTTGCCTTAGTATATTTCAACTATAAGACATACACGAATGAAGTTTATAAAATAAAAGACACTGGATCTGGTGGGCAGAGAGCAATAGAGAAAACAGATGCTTTTAATCCACCTAGTGACATGGCTGGAGGATTTGAGAGATTGCAAAGATCTGTCGAATGCCTTTACGAAGGGGTTTTAGTTTTAGGTACAGATATAATACTACAATGGGAGAAAGCCAATAATATGGTTAGACCTAAGAGCGACTTTACTAAAGTAAAAATGAACTATGCTATTGTAGCACCTAGAATGTACAACGGTAAGATAGAATCACTTGTTGGTCGTATTACTGGTTTTGCAGATATGATACAGCTTACGCACTTAAAGCTACAGCAAGTAATGTCACGTATGATACCTGATGGTATTTATCTTGATGCTGATGGTTTAGCTGAAATAGATTTAGGTAACGGCACAAATTACAATCCACAAGAAGCTTTAAACATGTTCTTCCAAACAGGTTCTGTTATCGGTAGATCTATGAATGAGCTTGGCGAGGGTAACGCTGGCAGAATACCAATACAAGAAATATCATCCGGCAGCGGTGGGAATAAAATGCAAAGTTTAATCGCCACGTACAACTACTATTTACAAATGATACGTGATGTAACCGGTTTAAACGAAGCTAGAAGCGATGCTCCAGACGCTAGGTCTTTAGTTGGTGTGCAGAAAATGGCAGCGGCTAATTCAAACACAGCTACTAGGCACATACTCGACGCTGGATTATTTTTAACAGCAGAAACAGCTGAAGCTCTATCGCTTAGAATATCTGATATAATAGAATATTCTCCCACTAAAAACGCTTTTATACAAGCTATAGGCGCTCACAATGTTGCTACACTAGAAGAGATGAGTAACTTACATTTATACGATTTTGGTATATTTATAGACCTTATGCCAGATGACGAGGAAAAGCAAATGCTTGAAAACAACATACAAGTAGCAATAGGCCAAGGTAGTATAGATCTTGAAGATGCTATTGATGTTAGAGAAATAAAAAATATTAAATTAGCAAATCAAGTATTAAAAATACGTAGAAAGAAAAAACAAGATAGAGATCAAGCTACGCAACAAGCTAACATAAAGGCTCAAGCTGACGCTAACGCTCAAGCTCAACAAGTTGCCGCCCAGGCAGAAGTGCAAAAGCAACAGGCGTTAACAGAGGCTCAAATAAAACTAGCAGAAGCAAAGTCAGGCTTTAAAGCTCAAGAGTTAGACAAAGAAGCTGAAGTTAAAAAGAGGTTAATGGAGTATGAGTTTGAGTTAAATATGCAGCTGAGAAATATGGATCAAGCTCAGTCTGATAGAAAAGAAGTGTTTAAAGAGAATAGAAAAGACCAAAGAACTAAAATGCAAGCTAGCCAACAAAGTGAGCTTATAGACCAAAGAACAAATAATAAATCACCTAAAAACTTTGAGTCGTCAGGTAATGATATAATTGACGGTGGAATTAATTTAGGTGGTTTTGACCCTAGATAACTATTAACTTATATTTTATATTATGGAAGAAAATGAAAACGTAGTTGAAGAGACTACACCACAAGAAGAGGTGACTAAAGTTGAAGCTCCTACTTCTGAAGATGTTCAAGACAACAATATAGTGAAAGTCAACTTAGATCAACCGCCTGTTGTTGAAGCTGGAGAGCCTACTGAGGAATTAAAAGAAGTTGAACAAGTAGAACAAGAGTCTACGGTAGAAGAAGCTCCCGCGTTGCAAGAGGTGACAAATGAAGTTGAAGAAACTGTAGAGCAAGTTGCAGAAGAGGTAGAAGCTGCTATTGAAGAGTCAAGCGATACTGGGCAGGCTCTACCAGAAAACATACAAAAAGTTGTGGACTTCGTTAACAATACTGGCGGATCGCTAGAAGATTATGTTAACTTAAATAAAGACTACAGCGAAATGGATAACTTGACTGCGTTACAAGAATACTATAAGATGACAAAACCTCATCTTGACGCAAGTGAAAGAGACTTTCTTATGGACGAAACATTTTCAATTGATGAAGATGTTGACGATGAGAAAGAAATAAGAAGAAAGAAAATAGCCTTAAAAGAGCAAGTTGCCGAGGCTAAAGCCTACTTAGACGGGCAAAAGTCTAAATATTACGAGGAGATCAAAAGCGGATCTAAGCTTCCTGACGAAGCAAAGAAAGCAATGGACTTCTTTAATCGATACAACAAGGAATCGGAACAGAATGCAAAGATAGCAGAACAACAAAAATCTACTTTCTTAAAAAAGACTAACACAGTCTTTAACGACAAGTTCAAAGGTTTTGAATATAACGTCGGAGATAAAAAGTATAGATTTAATGTTAAAAATGCTGAAGAGGTTAAAACAACTCAAAGTGACATTAACAACTTTGTCAAAAAGTTTTTGAACGAAGATAACACAATGTCAGACGCTGAAGGTTATCACAAATCTCTTTATACGGCTATGAACGCCGATGCTATTGCTAAGCACTTTTACGAACAAGGCCAAGCTGACGCGCTCAGAGAGAGTGTTGCGAAAAGCAAGAACGTCAATATGGAACCGAGAAAATCTCACGGTGAAATTGAAGCTGGTGGTATAAAAGTAAGAGCGCTAGGTGAAACCTCTTCTGATTTTAAATTTAAGATTAAAAGCAAAAGAAAATAATTTATTAACCCATTTAAACTCAATTAAAAATGGCAATTACAAATGGACCTAATTTAAATAGCGTACCGTCCTCAGGACAACAAACGCTATCTACAAACTACTTAGACCTTAATGGTTCGGGTGGTTGGGCACAACAATATCTTCCAGATCTTATGGAAAAGGAAGCTGAAGTTTTCGGCCCAAGAACAATCTCAGGATTTTTAGCGCAGGTTGGTGCTGAAGAAGCTATGACAGCTGATCAAGTTATTTGGTCAGAGCAAGGCAGATTACACTTATCATACAAGGCTAATATTGACACAAACAACGTTATTACTATTCAGTCTGACATCGATGGAAACGGTTTCGCTTCGGGTGGTATTACGCAAAAACACGGTATTAGAAAAAATGATACTCTTATAGTGTCAAACTCTACTGGTGTATATAAGTGTATCGTAGTATCTTTAACTGGTACTAACGATTGTGATATTACTATTGCTTGTTATGACAACGCTACTGTACCTACTGCTGGAGCTACTGCTGACCAAGGAACGACTGTACTAGTTTACGGTTCTGAATACGCTAAAGGTGATAACTACGACGGTTCTGAATCAAGAGGTGCTAACGAACCTAACTTTAAAACTTTCTCTAACAAACCAATTATCTTAAAAGATTACTACGAAGTATCAGGATCTGATGCATCTCGTATTGGTTGGGTAGAAATTGCTTCTGAAGCTGGTCAATCAGGTTATTTATGGTACTTAAAAGCTGAGTCTGATACTCGTGCTCGTTTTAACGACTACTTGGAAATGTCAATGCTTGAAGGTATTATTGGATCTGACAACGCGCACACTTTAGGTGCTGGTGGTTCTGGTGCTACTCAATCTGTTGATGCTCACTTAAACTACGCAACTGGTTCTAACGTTGGAACAGAAGGATTATTCGCTGCTATCGAAGATAGAGGTAACGTAACTTCTGGTGTTACTGGTGTTAACGCTGCTACTGACTTAGCTGAATTTGACGCTATATTAGCTGAATTCGACAAGCAAGGTGCTATTGAAGAAAACATGATGTTTGTAAACAGAGCTACGTCTCTAGCTATGGACGATATGTTGGCTTCTATGAACTCTTACGGTGCTGGTGGTACTTCTTACGGAGTATTCGACAACGAAGAAGAAATGGCATTAAACTTAGGTTTCTCTGGATTCCGTAGAGGGTCTTATGATTTCTATAAGTCTGACTTCCGTTATCTAAACGATTTAGCTACACGTGGTGGTATTAATGCCGCTGCTGGATCTAACGCTATTAGAGGAGTATTTATTCCTGCTGGAACATCTACTGTGTACGATCAGCAATTAGGAAAAAACCTTAAGCGTCCGTTCTTACACGTGCGTTACCGTGCTTCTCAAACTGATGATCGTAAGATGAAGTCTTGGGTTACAGGATCTGTTGGAGCTGCTACATCTGCTTTGGATGCAATGCAAATCCACATGCTTTCTGAAAGATGTTTAGTCACTCAAGGTGCTAACAACTTCATGTTAATGAAGTAAGCATATTTATTAACTACCCTGCCTTCGGGTGGGGTAGTTTTTTATTAATTTTTTATTATATTATATCATGGCAAAAAAACAAACAAAAAAGGTTGAAGTAGAACAACCAGAAATAAAAGCTACAAACGAAATGCAAGAAGTTTTTATTGAAGAACCACCTGCTAGAGAAAGATTGAAACCTGAAAACGAATGGGAGATTAAAGATAGGGTTTATTATTTAAAAAGTGGTAAAAGACCTTTATCAAGATCTATTAAATCTGCTGGTATATATTGGTTTGACGAATCAAAAGGCTACGAAAGAGAAATTAAATACTGCAAGAATCAAAAAACACCGTTTGTCGATGAGATGAAAGGCGATCAAAGATTAGAGCATATTGTTTTTAGAAGTGGAAGCTTATATGTACCAAGAGAACAAACGACTTTGCAAAAGTTGCTTTCTTTATACCACCCAGATAGAGATAAACTATACGAAGAATACAAACCAGCAGAATTAGCCTCTGACGAAGTAGATATATTAAACATTCAGGTAGACGCTTTAATTGCGGCTAGAAATTTAGATATTGATACTGCTGAAGCAATAATGCGCGTAGAGATAGGATCTCAGGTATCTAGTTTGAGTTCTAAGGAACTTAAAAGAGATTTACTAGTATTTGCAAGAAATAATCCTAAACTGTTCTTAGAACTAGCGGATGACGAGAATGTAATGCTAAGAAACTTTGGAATTAAAGCTGTAGAAGCTGGAATATTAAGATTGTCTTCCGACCAAAGAAACTTCCTATGGGGAAGTAATGGTAGAAAAGTAATGGTAGTGCCTTTTGACGAGCATCCATATACGGCTTTAGCGCACTGGTTTAAGACTGACGAAGGAATGGAAATTTATTCCAATATTGAAAAACGATTAAATTCGTAACTA